AACCAAGAATTTTGTTCAGCCCAAGCTAAAGCTTTTTGTGAAGGTTGTGGTCTTGGTGTGTTTTGTTGTGGAGCTTGTTGTAATTGTTTTTCAAACTCCTCATACTCTTTTTCTTTTTTGTTTTTAGTAACTCTAATTCTCTCAGCTTCGAGATCAAGTTTTGTTAAAGCAGCTCTTGCTTCTTCTTCTTTTTGAAAATCTCCTGATTCTCTTGCTGTAATTAGATTTTGACGAGCTAAATCAGAGGCCATTTTATTTCGAACTTCGCTTTCTGACATATAACCTTTGTCAATGTCAAAGGTTTTCTTTTTACTATCAGCAAGTTCTTTTTGCACATTTTGTGCAAATTCTAGAGCAGCTTCTCTTTCTCTTTCAGCTTCTCTTATTTTCCAAGTCAGCTTATCTATTCTCTTTTTGACTTTATCAGAGTATTGATCCATTTCTTCAGATTGTTCTTCAACTTGTGGTTGAAGCGGATCTTTTTCTTCAGTTTTAATTTCTTCAAATGATTCTGGTTTTACAGTGCCGTGTGACTTATCCTCAAGTTCTATTTCAGCACCTTCTCCAGATACATCCAAATCGACCATTTTGTCTTTTTTGGCAGATGTTATTTCTGTTTGCATGGTTTACCTCCCATGTTACATAATCGTTAATATGTCCTCTGGATTATCAACAGTGCCGAGAATCTCGTCATCATTTAATAATCTTACCTCTCCTCCTTCAATTTTAATTCTTGATCCTGCGTATCTGCCAAACACGACCCAATCACCTTGTTTACACCAAGGTCCATTAGGAAACTTTTCTTCATCTTGATATGCATCATCTCCAACAGCTAATACCATTGCTACAGATGCAGTTAATTGTGAATCTTCCATTGTTTTGTCTGTAAGTAAAATACCACCTTTTGTTTTTTTCTCAGCTTTAAATGGTAATACAAGTATTCTCCAGCCAACAGGTTTTGGAAGTTTATCTAATTCTTTTCGATCAGCCTTAACGGCTTCTTTAGGGTTATTTAATTTTGCTTTAACGTGATCTGGCACGTATAATGTTTTAGTCATCTAATTTCTCCTCTTTTTCCAGCAGGCGAGAAAGTTCCTGTTGGCACATGTCTAACATGTGTATCTTTCCTAAAATATACTTATATTCTTCAAATTTTTCAACCCCTTGTGATAAAGTTTCTCTAAGAGATTCTTTCATGCTTTTTAACTCTTTTTGATAATTGTGAATTATATAAATGCTCATATGTATGTGTTTACTCCTGGTATCTGTTTCTCAAACTGTTGATTTTCTCCATCTTTACTACAGTACCAAGTTTGTTCATAACCTTGATTTACTCCATATTTTCTATGTTTACATTCTCCTAATCCCTCTTTAACTGCGACTTCTACAGATTTTAAAGAATAATCATCACCAAACATAACGCCATTCGATTTAAGTTTAGGATACCAATTTATAATATCGTCCTTAACTGCATCGTATTCATGAGCTCCATCAATCATAATAAAATCTATTTCTTCATCTTCAAATTTATTGAGTATGTCAGGATTATCTGATCTCCCTTGAATTGGAATTACCATATCTCTGCCTATAAAAAATTTTAAATTATCTCTAAAAATATTGTAAAAATTTTTTGGTAGTTTTATGTTGGCATGTTCTGATGAACCTTCAAAGGTATCGACACAGTAGATAGTTACATCTAATTTGTTAGCATTATACAAGGATGTAGCTAAATAATGTGTTGACCTACCGAGAAAAGATCCTATTTCTAAAATTTTTCCATTTGGATCTATTCGATCAACAATGACATCATAAGTTTCTGAGTAATTAAACCAACCCGGTATATTAAAATACGTTTGTTTCATAGTTAAGCTTTCCTTTTTTGTTTGTCTTAACTATTTGTATCTTTTTAGGTGGTATTTGCAACCCTTGTGATAGTGGTCCTTTTTTAGGAGGAACTGTTTTCGTTAGTTTCTTCTTCATGTTCACACCTTACACATTCACACATACAGGGAGTTCCTAAATTACAATGACATATACATCCACAAGAAGTGCACGTTGTCATTTTCTCTTGATTACCTTTTGTAAAGTTTTTGCTTGATTAGCATGAGATCTTGAAGCTTTTTTCAAAGCACCAATTACCTTCTTGACTCTTTTTCTTGCTTGTTTTTTCATTATTTCTTTTTTGTTATTAATCCCATAGCACCTTTTGCCCCCTTGATGCCAAAGCTCGCCGAGCAGGCGATGTATAAGAGATGCTTATAATAATCAGG